ACGACCCGTTCCAGTGACCATTCAAGCTTTTGGCCCTCCAGGCCATGGCAAGACTACACTGTTGCGGATTGTTCTCGCAAAACTCATAGGCCTGATGAAGGCCAATGGGTTTATTTCCCCCACAATTCCACTTCCAGAAGCATTGTATCAGAGGCCGAATTCGGATGGGTTTTGGGATGGCTATTATGGCCAACCCACGATCCTTCTGGACGACGCTAATCAAAATGCTTCTCAGGAAGCGCGTACCAATTTGTGTGAGACTTTCGTGAAGATTGTCAACAGCGTGCGCTATCCTCTTGATATGGCAGCCCTTGATCAAAAAGGGGTTGTCTTCATGATAGCCATGTTTGTTGCGATCTCATCCAACACGGAAGATCTTACGCATTACGCGCAACTTGCTGATAAGAATGCAGTGCATCGTCGTCGTGACTTTGTAGTGCATGTCAGCAATCCCAACTGGGATAACACAACAGGACACGTCAAAGGCACAAACATCAACGATCTGTCGCAATACAGATTGGAGATGCGCCCTTGGCGTCCAAATCCCCGCGCACCAGTTGGTCACCCCGACGGTCAAGGTGAAATTGTCACAGTTGATGAGCTGGTCTCACGAATGTGGAAATTGTTCCTTGAACGCCAAACTGAAATGTCTGGGCAAATCGATGAGCTAGAGCAGTTTTCTGCCCGTGCTACTGAAGATTTGTGGAAACATCAGCAAGGGGTTCTTGAACCCCTTGCTGCCCACATGCCCAGGCCATTTCATGAACGTCGTGTCGTCCACGTTCCTAACCCAAGTGACGATCCCCCCCCCCAACAAACGGTGTGGAACACCTCTTTTGCTACATTAGCAAAAACCTGGTGGTCCAACTCAGCAACTGAGGATGAAGTTCTTGAAACTATCATACCAGAGGTTGAAGTCGGTATTCGTACTGGTACCGCCCACAAATTCAGTACAGCTCCTGGAAGTGGCGTTTCAAAAACGTTCCCTTCCGATACAAGTTGGCATATTGGGGGTGTCGATCGGTCTGGTGGTGTTCAAAGAACCACTGGTCATGTCGAGTCCCAACACGTACATTCATATGAGCAGACCAATTATCATTATCAGTTTGTTCGTGTGTGTTGGTATTCCAAGATCCTACCCCCAAATGATGTGCCATTCATCGGAAGCTATGTGGATGCGACGCTCGCTTTGTGTCTTGAAGGTGTGGTCAACGCTGCTACAGCGTTGTCCTCCCTTTACGATTACTGTCGATCGACCGCACTCCTTGCCTCTTATGCAATGGCCGCCCAACTTGAGGAGCTTGGCATACTGTTTTCTGAAGTCAAAGACTATCTCAACGAGAATCCAGCATTGAAATATATGCTACTCGCTGTGACGTCTATTGCCTTTGTCGCGTTAGCGACTACTATGTTTAACAGTTTTGTCAGGACTCCCCAAGTTCCAACTCCCCTCCCCCCCACTTCAGAGCCAAGTCTAAACCTCACGGCTCAAGTGGTTCATTCCGCTTCTCATGAGGTTCCAAAAGGCGTGAGGACAGTGATTAGAACGACGGAAGCCGCTCGACCAACAGCCCAAAACGCCCCCAAGCTGGATGAAAAGTCTAGCAAACCGGGAATGGTGGCACATTCTCTAAGCGACCCTCAAGTTGCCGACCTGCTCGTGTCCAAAGTTAGATCGAATCAGTTCCAAATGGATTTTTCCAGGTATGGGACTGTGTTTAACTACATGAAAGGGGTTGGCATACGTGATAACATCGCCGTGATGCCTTGCCACATTTTCCGCTACATTGAGGGGTTGGATGAGACGCCCGAAAGCATCCTCATTACGATGCATAGGGACGGTTTCGCCATCCAGCAATTCCATTTGTCGGACTTGAAGCTTGTGTTCTTGGGGTCGGATGTCATGGGGGTTTATCTCCCAAAGACTTTGCCGGCCTTCAAGAATATTCACAAGCATTTCGTTCAAGACAAGGACCTCAATGCGGACTTCAGCAATTTGATCGTGTGTGAGTCGTTTCCGAAGCTGAGAAATCAGTATACGCAACGTTTGCACAAAGTTGAAGTTCAATTACAAAAGTCAGTCACCTATGACTTTTATGATCACAATAATTTGCCCCGAGAAGTGAGCTTGGCCCGGTTCATCCGAGCTAACGCAGCCACCACTCCAGGTGACTGTGGGGCGGTCTACATGCTTCAAAATACCAGCGTCCCGCGCAAACTTTGCGCGCTCCATGTCGCTGGCCATAAAGGCATGTGTATCGTCATTGGCAGTATTCTCTCACAGGAGTTTCTTGCCCCACTTTTCAATCAACAACAGCTGTCCACGATTGATGAGGAACCGGCACTTGATGTGACGGGAGCCCTCACTGCGCAGATGGCAATCACTGAAGCTGGCATTTCCGTTGATTCAATGGAAGAGCTAGCTCCTGGCAAGTATGTGCAGCTTGCTCGCGGAACGAAAATCGTTCCCTCAGTTTTGCACAATCACCCTAAACTTCACCCAAGTGTGAAGGGACCTCCACATATGCGCAAGTTTATTAGCCCTCAAGGCGAAGAGATTTGGCCATATCAAAAGGCGGTGAAGCGAGCGACCTCAAAATTGCCCGTAAACCGGCTTGATCTTCTCAGACAAGCGGCGGATCAGATCCACCTCAAGTTTGGGAAACCCCCGGAAGGTGAGCCCCTCACGCTATTTGAAGCAATCAATGGCGTTCCTGGCAAAGAATACATGAAGTCCATTGTCATGACAACTTCGTCCGGTTATGGCCCTCAAGACGTTCCCTACGTTTTGCAAAAGCCTGACGGGAAGAAGAAATTCTTTGTTTTGGAAGCTGATGGGTATCATCCCGTAGCGTCCATTGTTCATGATGTGGAAGCCCTTGAATCCCAAGCTAAGGTTAAGCCGCTCACCGACCAAAAGTTCATCGTCTCTCTCAAAGACGAACTCTTGCCCCATGCGAAGGTGGAAGAGGGGCGTGCCCGTCCAACAGACACAGCAGGCCTCGATTACCTCCTTCTCGTTCGAAAGTACTTCCTTAAAGCAGTTCAAAGTTTTATGGAAGGACATTCAGACAAGTTTCACGCAGTTGGCATCAATCCCCACAGCCGAGCCGAGTGGAAGACAATTGTCGACCGCATGGACCGGTGGGTGGGAACCAACTTCGTCGATGGTGACTTTTGGAACATGGACGGTTCAATGCATGAGGATTGGCTTAAAGAAGCCACTCGTGAATTTGCCCTCTTTGCTTCAAAGAATGACGGTCACTATCAGACTCGCTACAATATTTTGTGGGCTCTTGTTGAGCACTATCTTGTTTGTGGCGATACATTGCTGCATGCGCTCGGATCACACGTCACTGGTGAACCCTTGACTGCTTTGATCAACTCCATCGTTTGTATCATTTTCTGTGTAGCCTCATGGTTACTAATAACAGAAAAGAAATTCGGTAAGAGCTGGTCAGTTCAATCGTTCTTTGATAATGTTGGACCTGTTGTTTTTGGGGACGATAACGCTCAAGGCGTTAACCCCAACTGCACGTTCTATAATTGTCGTTCGATCGCAGAAGCCGGGAAGGACCTAGGCTTCGTCATCACCACAGCATCTAAAAATGGTGATGAACGGGAGTA